TGCACCACCACCAGCATCAGCAAAATCTAATTGTCCTATCCCTGTTGTTCCTGAACCTGATACAGATGCGACTCTTAAAAATTTTTCTGCTGTTACATTTCCTGTTGGAAATTTTAAAGTATAAGATTGACCAGCAGAGTGTGCTGGTGAAGCTAGTTTTATACCATGTGAGTTTTGAGAACAGTTTAATTGTAAAGTTCCATCTGTTGTTCCATCACCTTTGATTTGTAATCCAGCAGCAGATGAAGTTGATGTGAAATTTGTTTTTGCGTTTGTTACTGTGGCATCTGATGGTGTTCCAATATCAAGAACATTACCAAGTAATAAAATAAAATCTATAACATCACCTGTTGCTAGGTTTGATGCAAAAGTAATTGTTGAACCTGAAATAGTAAATGATGAGTTTGGTTTTTGTAATACACCATTTAAAGATACAAGCATATGATTTGCAGACTCAGGCGATACGTTAGCAGAATCTACTTGCATTGTGTAAGCCGCTTGACCATTGACTACACTAATTGCATCACAAACTTGAAAGTTTCCTGTTATTGGTGGGTTTCCTATATATGCCATAATATTTTAACTATTTTTCATTCCTAATAATGTGTATTCACCACCAGCAAGATTTCCTGAAGCTGGTATAAGTTCAATTCCTGTAAATGTTGTATTTGTATTATAAGTAATAACTGTCATTTGTCTAATAGCATAAGTGCTATCATTCATACACGCATCTACCATAAAAATTGGGTCTTTACCTGTTTGAGGTGAGTCTATCGTTATTATTCCTGTGTGATGTCCGTCTGATAATGCAGTTTTTGTATTTCCATTCATTAATTCAGGTGAAGTTCCATAAACGACATCACTTCCTTGTCCTGATGAACCTTGTGAATAGCTACGATAACCTGACATATAATATCCACTATCAATAAAATTAGAACCATCAGTAGTAATTCTTAATTTTACTCTAACATCTGCTGATGCTGTAATTAGATTTTTAAATGATAAAACATATTTTGGAAAAGTTGAATCAAAAGTAACACCACTTGAACCATGAATAAATTGAACTGATGTAACACTTGAAGATATAGTTTGTGTTTTAATATGTTCATAAGCACCACCAGCTTTAATATAAGAATAATCCATTCTTTTAAGAGTTCCAGCATCTGAAACTAAAAACTCGTCTGTGTCTGCTGGTGTTGCACCTAAAGCAGAAAATCCTGATATTGCTGTATCACCTATTTTATCTGCTGTTACCACATCATCAGCTAAGTCACTTGATGTAATAACTTTAGGTGCTGGTTGTTGTCCGATATAAGGCACTTAAAACTCCTATGTTATTTCTAAAATACTTAATGTTGCATCTATCTTTGCAGATACAGAACAATCAATTTTTAAAACGTCTGTCGCTTGTAATACTACTTTTCCACCAGATAACAATTCTAATGAAGAACCTGCTGGTATAGTTACATCTTTTACAACAAAAACTGTTTCATTAGTTTCTGTGTCTGATGTATCTGATTCTATTTTTACACTAGCTGTAACTGAAGCTGTGTGAATATTACAAAGTAACAAACCAATTACTACTGTTGTTGTAGAGGATTTTCCTGTGTACAAAGTTAGAGGTGTTCCAGCACTTGCTGGCATTGCTCCATTAGTTTTTACTTTAAATGTATTTGCCATAATTTTATCCTAAAGCTATCGCAAGTGGTAGAGCATTTGGGTCAGTTTCAGATATTGTTCCTGTTACTGACATTGTACTCGTCACCGCATTTGTTGATGTATTAATTTGAAATAACTCTACGTCATCTGAGCCATCAAAAATTTTTACCTTTAATACATTTGTTGTTGCGTTATCTACAAAAAGACTTCCAGCAACAGCAGATGATGGTCTTGAACTTCCAACATGAGTAGAATTTAAAGCACCTAATATATTATTAAGTTCCGTTCTGAAACTTGCAAATCCTTGATTGGCTAATACTACATCTGAAACTTGACTCATATCTGTTTATACTCCTTTAGCTTGTTGATTTCAAGCCATGTCCTACAACTTGATAATCGAATGTTCTGCTTATTCCTGTATTACTACTATTATAAAACCTTATTGTAAAGGCAGTTTTTGATTTACTTGTAATTTGATAATAGTCTCCTGTTTGTAATCCTTGTGCTGATATTCCAATACTTGGAGTCGCATAAAAAGAATTGACAAAAGTAATCGTTGTGCCTGAAGCATCTGAGACCACATCTTGCCCAGCTTCAGTTCTTTTTTCCATATTTACTTGTGCTTGTAGAGTATGAACTTTTGCACGAACTTTATTATCATCACTTGTAATCTTACATTTAAATTTAAAAAATCTACCTTTGATAGTGCTTTGTTGAGCAATCTTTTGAAAACTTGTTATATTATCTAAGCTAGTATTATCTGAACCCACAGTTACTTCTGCACCACATTGTATTTCAGGGCTTCCGTCAAAAGGTGCTTTTGCATCTTCAAAATTAGTTGCACCTCTACCTGAATCAAATAGATCGTATTCATCTTCAGAACTCATGCCAATAACAGCACCTAAAGTTGTATCGTAAATAGCATCTAATGAAAGAGTGTTAGAAAAAGTGTACTCTCCTGAAGCTTTTACATTACCACCAAAATTTGTAGGATTTGATGTAGAGTCTGTGCCACCTAAATCAAAGTTACCCTCAGCAGAATCTATATTTCCTACTAAGCTATCTGTTTGTGTAATCGTGTCTAATATCAAAACTTTTCTTCCAACATTGTCTGTTGATATTGCTACACTACTATCTCTTGTTCCATTAAAATCTGCCATTATTCACTCAAAGTTAAAACATTTGTAAAGTTTGCTAAAGAAGAAATGTTAGTTGATACAATCGAAGCATTTGCAGAACTGTTACCTAACTTATCTACTGCTTTAATACAATAAGACCCAATTTGGGCATTTACAACTAAGGCATTTGATTTTCTCCTTACTACTTTTGCTATCGGTGTGCTTTCATTCCATGTAGCACCACTTGTAACATTTTGAAATCTTATTTCATACCAGCTTATATCTAAATCAGCAACAGGAGTCCAAGATAACTCCATTTGATTTGAACCTACTAAAGATACAGATAAATCTGTAACGTCTGCTGGTGTTTCTGTTGCACCAACAACAGTATGAGTAGCTGACGTAAATGTTGATGATACTCCTAAAGCATTAATGGCTTTTGCTCTTACTGTATAGTTTTCACCATCAATTACGTTAAGAAACTCATGTCTTAGTTCTGTTCCACTAGATATAATTTTAAAATTAGACTCAGATGTTTTTTTAGCTTCAACTTGATAGTATTGAACAAACGAATCAGGTGATGCACTTATAAGAATATTCAATCTTGTTAAAACAACTCCGTCAGCATATTCAATCATTTCATCTGATAAAGTAATACTAGCTGGTGGTTGTATAGTAAAAGGGTCAGGTAAATTAGTTGATGGTGTACTTGATACTTGCCCTTTTGTTGCAAAAGTATAATGAGAGTTTTGATGTTCAATTAGGTTCAAACCAACTGTAAAATCTTCGTTAAATGATATGCTATTTACTCTAAAAGCTTTTGCAGAAAAACCTAATGATGAGTGTGTTATATTAACAATATCTCCTATGGCTAAATCATAAGCATTACCACCAGCATTGATATTTAACTTCAAAGCTTCTCTTGATCTCCTTAAAATAATCTCTGCCATTTCTTCTGCTTGATATGGGCTTGTGAGTGTTTGAAAATCAAATCTACCCTCTAATAAAAAACCACCATCTGCCGTTTTCATAGTTGAGTGTCTGTCTGCACTTGTTAAACCTGAGTCATCTATTGGTGGAAACTGAACTTCATCTACTTGAAAGTTTCTATCAGGATTTACAAAAGAAACTATGACTCTGTTATATTTATTATTTTTATCTTCACTTGCTAAACTATATCCACCAAATATATCATCTTCTGTAAGTGTAATAGAAGCTGAACCTGTTGTTTCAATAACTAATTTATATTTTCCTGATGTATATGGTAAAAACCCTCTACAACCTCTGAGTAATATTCTTGTGTTTTCTATAATTTTTTTTGATGTATCTAATACTGCATTACAATCAAATAAATTTATATCACTACCACCTGAAAAGGGTGTAACTTGTGTAATACAAACTTGTGAGGCATCTCTAAAACTTTGTAAATCAATGTCGCTTGTAGCAATACCTTTTCCATACCTTTCATTTCTTAAATAATCTAATAAGCAAAAAGCTGGATTTGCAGAAAATGTAGGAGATGATTCAGATAAATCAGAAGCTAAAGTTACAACTTTTTTACCTTTTATTTTAGCTTGTACTTTTGGTATTCCACCAAAAATATCTTGATTCCATTTGAACTTCAAAGCTAAATATGCAAGACCTGATAATTTATGATTACTTCCCCAGCTTGATAATGTTGAAAGTAAGCTAGATGCACTTTGACTATCAGAACCTAAATGTGGTTCTATGGTAATATATGAAACAGCATCTTTGTAAAAATTACTATCTGAACTAGCAACTGATCTTTGTGTGTTGTCTGCAAATGCACCATCAAATGTTACAACTTTGTCATCTACTCTAATCTGTTCTATTGAGTTTATTTCTCCCTCACAAAGAACTAATGCCATATATAAAAACTCGTTATCAGTTCCTGATGTTTCTAAAAATACTCTAGTTCCACCTAATAGTCTTTCACCATAAACAACAGGAATATTTGCATCATTTGATTGTTTGTTTAATAGAATACCCTTTTCAAAAGAATCAAAATCTGTCTCTCCAAACTCAGGTATCTCAGGTTGAGGTATAATCCAAGACAAAGCTTTACTTACAACTTTTATTGGAAACTCAACTATCTTTTTTACTGCACCACCCATTTAATTATGAAACTCCCTTTTGTATTTTTTACCAACTCTATAAATGTTATTATCTTTATCTAATCTCAACCAATTAATAGATTGATTAGTTTCTAAATATCCTTTGAAATAATTATAAACCCATCTCATTACTTCTTTTGCTTTTCTAATAATTACAATATCATATAACCAAATGTTTTTACCTGTGTTCCATTGATTTTTATATAATAGTCCTGTTTGACTATATTGATCTTCGTCTTTATTGCTTAACTTTGCCCAATTAACAAAACCATATAAACCTTTTTCATCTTTAAAAATTTTGTATTGCTCTAAATTTATTGATGGTAAAATGTGATAATATAATTCTTGATACGAATTATCTTTATATTTATCAAAAGTTTGAAATAGTTTTATAATCTGTTCCATTATGCTCTACCCCATTTTATATCTTGAACAGTTTGACTTGAAAAATCCATACCAACATCTGTACTAAAAAATCTTTGTTGAGATGTATTGTTTGTTTTTCTACCATTAAGTTTATCAAAGTCTGCCCAATGAGATACGATCTTAAATATGATATTACTATCTGAACCTTTTTCAGATATTTCAAAAGTATCTATTGTGCCTTTATAAAGTAAGAATGGGTCTGCTATCAAAGCATTAGAGTCATCTAAAAATCCTCTATGGATTGTTACTGAATCATTGACTACATTTTCGTTTAATGCAGTAGATATAAATGTTTGGTCTGCACCTGATAAACCAAGATTTAAAGTTGTTTTTGTAATATCAACTTCTTCTGAGAAATTAGATATACCCATCACAAAACTAGATGATGCGTAAGTTACACTTGAACCTGAAACAGAACTTGTTAAAGGAAATGAACAATCAGTAATATTGACAGGGCTACTAAAACCGATTGTAATAAGATGAATTGGTCTAAGATCATTAGTCGCTAATTCGTTTTTTATCGCTGTCGTCAGACTTCTCGTCATAATCTTCTATTGTTCTCCTTTTTACTTTTATATAATCCGACACGATATAACTTGCTTTATCAGATGGTTCTTCGTGTTTTCCTATATTATTTGTTTTTAAATCTACACCATCTCCGTCAATCACTTCCTCAGCTATCATATCAACATTAATCCAATGTCTTACTAAATATTTCATTACAAAGCTTCCTCTACATCTAATTGAAATGAATATAAAACATTACCATCTTTGTCTGCACCTACTGCTCCAAACTCTTGAATATCATTTGTTAAAAATACAGTAAAAGGAACATTGTCATAAGTTACTTCTGAATCGTCTGCTAAAGCCGTTGTAAGTGGTGGTTCAATCGTAACAGTAGCGGCATTTGAACTTGAAGTAACATCTGCAACAACCATATATACTTTATTGTGCGAGGCGAATTTAATAAAGTCTCCCGTTTTAAATCGCCCAGCACCATCACTAGCGAATGCGTCCATTGCTATTGTTGTATCACCAACTGCGTGAACTCCGTTTACTAAAACTGTTCCTGTTTCAGAACCTCTAGCATTTTGTATCTCAGGTGGAATAATTGTAAAATTTTCTTTACCTGATCTTTGTTTGATAATAAAAGCCATAAGTTCTCCATACACATCTGATCTCTTTGCAGTTATAATTTCTGCAGTAAAAGCAAATCTTTGTCCGTCAATTTGTCTTGCTAATTTTTTACCACTATCTGATTTAGAAATAATTGTAGTTTGAATTGATTTGATTCCCATTGTAGAGAATGCAGAATTAGATATAGGAAAAGCACCTGACATTAGATTAAATTACTACTCCCTCTTTCATTAACTGATTCGTTTATAATTCTTGATATAGTTCCTCGTCTTTCAACTAATAACCTATCAATACCACTTGCATCAACAGCATTGATTGTAAAATTAACATTTACAGCACCACCTCTTGAACTAAGTCTTGAATTAGGAACTATTTGACCTGTTGAGTTTGGTATAAACAATTCGCCACCTCTACCTGAAGCACTATCACCAACTATTACAGGTTGATTTTTTCTTACTGAACCACCTTTATTTAAAAAAGGTAATCCTCCACCACCTCCTCCACCGCCACCCATAGCCATCAATATAGCTTGTAAAGCGATCTGTTGTTTCAGTTGTGCATTTTGTTGTCCTATAAGATTATTTTTCTTTGCTTCTTTGTCTGTTAATAAAAATGTAATTGCTTTTTCAATACCTAACAATGCTATCCTCTCAATAGTTTTTGCAATGATTTCAACTAAAATAGATTGTGCTAATTGTTTAAGTGATGCGTTTAAATCTTTTCCTAATACCAATGCTTCAGCTAAACTTTTTGATATTGAACCAACAGATTTAGTTATGCTTCCTACTATTTCTTTTGATATATCAAAAGCATCATTTTGTTTTTTTATACCATCTCTAATTTTTTCAAATAATGTTTGTTGTTTTCCAAGTTTTATATTGGCACTATCTATTGCATCAGGTATTTTTTGTATCTCTATAACAACAGGAATATCTTTACCTAATGCTCTTAATAAATTTTCAACTTGCCGTCTTAAAAAACCTACAACTTTACCTACTGTTCTTACTGCCGCCGCAAATGCTTTTACTGCAACAGTTAAAACTTTACTTATGGCTTTACCTATTGCTTCAAAATCTTTTGCGTTATTTTCTATAAATTTGTTTAAATCTTTAAATTGTTTTTTTAATTCATCAAAAAATCCCTCACCAGCAACACCTCTTTTGAAGTTAAATAATTTATCACCTAACATAGATAAAGTACCTGTAAATGTGTTTGCTAATTCATCAGTTGCTTTTCCAAATCTTCCACCCTGACCAAAGACTTTTTCAAAAGCTTTTATTGTTTCTTCTGCTGAAACAGTTGCACCAGCACTAAATCCTAATAAATCTCTAACACCTCGTTCTCTAAATATATCTGCTGAAGCTATACCACCAGCAAATGATCTTTGTATTTGTTCTGCTGTTGTAGCAAAATCTAATCCTGTTACTGCCGCTACATTACCTGTAATCTCTAATATTTTTGATAATTGGTTTGCATCACCAGCAACAACTGCAAGGTTTCCTGATGCTTGTTGTATTTGCTCTAGTGAAAATGGAACTTTTGCGGCAAAGTTTGCCATTACATCAAAAGCTTTTGCACCCTCTTGTGTTGAACCGAATAATTGTTTTAATCTTACTTGTAAATCTTCTATGCTTCTACCTGTGCCAACTATTGATCTTATTGCAAGACCACCACCAAGTCCTACTAATGCACCTTGAACAGAAAATATTGAATCTTTTAAACCTTTTAATTTACCTCTAACACCTTGAAAAGCTTGTTGCGTTTTATCTTTAGCTGTTATGTTTATTTTTAGGTTTTGTGCCATTATTTATACCTTGACTTATTAACTGCTTCGTTATGTTCTTCACTTTCTACCATAAAATACGATAGCCAATGATTATACTCCCAAACTTCCATTTTTAAAAGGTCGGATAAAGTTATTTTTAATCTATCTGCAACTGTAAGTAAATTCTTAATTTCAGGTGTGAATTTTATTTTTTTTTTAACTCGTCTATCGAGGGAACTTCAACCATTTTTTGAGCAATGCGTTGTAGAATATTTGGGTCTGCACTATTCATTAATGTTTGTTTATCTTCAAGCTTAAATACTTTTTTTCCATCTTTATCTAAAGCTTTCATAACTAAAACATCAGCTAATATTGCTATATCATTTAAAGTATCTGATTTTTTTAGAAGTCTATTTTTTTCTAATAGTGTTATAGGATTCCAATATAAAATTACAGGTTTGCCATTCTCATCTTTCCATTCAGAAACTTCCATAGATTGAACACCTATGTTATCAAAATGTGATTTAGCAATGTCAATTACTGACATATATTATACTTACTCGCTACCTATTGTTAAAGCACCTGTTCCTTGAAAAGTAACACTTCTTGCAACGATTCCGTCCATTGGTTGATTAACACTCATACCTGTAACAATACCTGAACCCTCAAATTTTCTGTCGCCTGAAGATGAACCCTCAGGTAATAATTTAAAAGTTAAAGATGTTCCAGCCGTCATTTGTGTTTGTGCTGAATCAGTTTCGTCAAAGTGCATTTCCAAAGTTCCTGAAAATGATGTTCTTCCAGCGACAAAAGTTTTTGCCGCATCTGCCATTTTTGTACTTTCAACAACATCTCCTGTTGTCTCTAAAGTAAATGAAGTTAGCTCTCCGACTCCTGTTCCGCCTATTGCTACTTCGCCCTCTTTGCCATGATGTACCGCCATATTATTCTCCTATTTTGCTTTTATATTAGTTTTCTTCTTCCTCGTCAATATCTTCTTCAAAATCATCTTCTAAATCCTCATCAACATCATCTTCTACTTGGTTTTCTCTTAATTCTTCTAAAAGGTCTTTTACTTCTTCACACATTAGAGATTCTTTGTCGTGTAATTTTTCTATTGCGTCTATTTTCTTTTGTATCTTATTTATAATTTTATCCATTTATTTCTCCTTATGGTGTTCCTGATTGATAAGTATAAACGCATCTAATAGTCATTCTTATTCCGCCAATAGGAAACAAAGTACCCTCATCAGTTTCACAAGCTACAACCATTGTATCTAATGCGTTGCTGTTTCTAGTAATATCAGATTCTATGGCAGTTTCAATCGCTGTTATTAACTCGTTTCTTTTAGTGTCAATATTAGATTCTGCACCTTTAACAAATCCTGATACAACAAAGTCTATTGTTGCTAATCTTGTTTTTGCACCTGAGCCAAGTTCTTCATCTTCTCTTGTTTCCTCAGATGTTTGCACAATTACTGCTGGATATTGTTTGTCTGATAATTCGTCTAAATCAAAAGGTTGTCTTGTAGCTTTTTTAATTGTTATTGGGCTACTGATAGCTGATATTACAGATAATAAATTAGAAGCTATGTTTTCTCTTACACTCATATTCTAAGTTCCTTTTTTATAAACTTTTCAAAAGATTTGTTTATAATCTTTTCTGTTCTTTTATTAAACTTAAAAAACACTCTATTTTTATCACCCATCATAACTTGATTAAATAAAGCTTTTTTTCTTTGTTCTGCATTAGAAAAAGCAAGAGATACTTTATGCCTACCTGTTTTTTTTATTGTAGAGTTTGGTGTTAAAGACCTAAGCATATCTCCGTCATAATGAAGATCAACTTTCAATGGTCTTTTTTCTCTCTGTAATCTTTTCCTATATCCCTCAGAATATGAAGCAAATGGGTCATTCTTAAAATCTAAACCTTTTTTTGTTTTTGTTTTGATTATTTCTAATAATTGAAAACCAGCTTGTCTTACACCTTTGTCTATTGCTCTTGATAATTTACTTTGAAACTTACCTAGTTTTTTTGATAGTTCCTTAGAGTTAGTTTTCATACCTAACTGAATATCACCTCTAAGTTTTGGGTCTCTGTTTCCACCTACTGCTGAAGCCATACGCATTGCACCAGCAACTCTTAATGGAACAAGCAATATTTGAATCATCTAACTAATCTTCTTGTTCCGTGTAAAGGTTCTCTTTCATTCTTAACAATATTGCCATCACCTGTTGTATCGTACTCCACACCATCTTCTAAAATAGAATCAAATTCTTTATTGTATTCTGACATATAATGTTCTGCCATTCTTTCAAATCTATCTTTTTCTGTCTCAGGTCTAAATTTTGTTAAAGCTGGGCAAAGAAACCTACCAAGAAATAAATATACACCAGCACGTTCAAATTGGTCTAAATTAACTTTTGTATTCTCCATTTCGTTTGTGCCAAGAACTGTGATGTCAGTATATACATTTGTTTTATATACAGGCCACCATTCTATTCTTAATTGTCGTAAAATATCATTTGTTGTTTGTGCAAAGAAATTAGTAGCTTCTGTATCTGTTGATGCAATACCAAAACCAAAAGCATCAGGTTGATACTTAGTTACATCTCCAGCGACTATTACATTTGCACCTGTATAGTTCGACATATTATAAAGCCCAAATTATTATAACTAAAGCTATTGCAATACCACCAGCTATCTTAGGGTGTTGCTTTGCTAATGTTATGTATTTATTTAAATGTTTCATTTTTTCTTCCTTGTTTTTTTCTTTTTCGGTTTTAACTGAACCACTTTATCAGAAATATCTTTTTTAGTCGCTTTTTTTATTTCGTTATCTTTGACAGGGAAAAAACCATTTCTCGTAAAGTGGGCTAGATTAGCTTCGTAATACTTCTTTTCTTTTACTATTATTTTTCTACCATTTGTTAATTTTATATCCATAAAATCTCCTAGTTGATATTAGGGCGATTTCTCGCCCTAATAAAATTATGATTATTGGATTGTTGAGTCTGCTTCGACTTCACAACCATTAGTGTCGTTTAATTCACCTACACCATAAACTGCTGTTGCAACAATCTCGTCTGCTCTAAGAGAAGCATCTCTTTGAGTTTCGATTTTTAAATCTTGCATCATTGCTAGTCCTAGTGCATCAGGGTGAAATACTGCACCTTTAAAATCACCTGTTGTTGCTGGGTCATTACCTGATGAGTCTGTCATATTTGAAGTTTCAAATATATTTACTCCAGCGATTTGACCTACTAAAGCTGATCTTAAAATCTCATTACCAACACCAGCATTAGGGTTAGCGAATGTATTTGTAAGACCTGATTTCAAGTCAAATGCTACATTTGGGTGAATTACAGCAGATAAATTTTCTGCTGGTACTGCGTTTGCTCTTAATTTTGCAACTGCTTGGAAGATTAAAGAAGCTGACATAGTTGTACTTGCTGAACCGACAGTTGTTGAAAAACCACCGAATAAAGCTGTTAAGTCTTTGTCAATTTTTGTTGCGATTGCTTCTCCGAATAATCTACCAATATCTCCAGCAACATTTCTTGGTGCTGAATTTCTTGCTAAATCTGTAAGAGTTGTCATTAACCCATGCTCTGTACAAGTAATTGTTTTTGAAGTTGGGTCAATAGCTGTGTTAGATAAATCAGATGCTTCCGATACTGCCGCCGCCGAAACTGCTGAGTATATTGGAACTTCAACTGACTTTCCGCCACCTGTTACGGCATAGTTTCTTACAAGTGGTCTCATAATTGATCTCTCACTTGCTACGAATAATGCCTCTGCCACTATCTCTGTATATAGTTCCGATAGTGTAGAACTTGTGCTTTCGTTTGCCATTGTTATTTACCTTATTTGTTATTTGTTAAATTAATCTGAACAGGTGCTGAGTCTCGTTCTTTACGATATTCTGCATATCGCTTACGATCCTCTGCCTTGCTCATATCTAAGTCCTGAATTTTAAAGGGTTTTACAGTATTACCACCGATACTTGCTTTACTTCCTGAACCTTGAACTGTTGCATTGCGGAAGTGTGGGTTCGTATCTAAAAACTCTTTAACTCTATCTTCTATTGTTAAGAGTTCACCTTTTGGGTTATATCTTACATTAGAATTATTATCAAGTACCTCTATTCTTCCATCATCATTTAATTTTACTTCTCGTTCAATTAATTGTACGACTTGTTGAGGATTGATTGCATTGTTTTTTGATGCAACAGATAAGATAGAATTATCAATCTTTTCTTTTTTAATCTCATTTTTATATCTAAGTATTTCAGTATCTTTTTCAGCTATTCGTTCTTTCATAAGCTTTTCGATTTCTGATTTTGACTTAGCTTCTTCTATTTGTTTTTGTTTAAGAAGTTCTGTTTTTTGTTTTTCTTCTTCTTCTATTTTTTTTTCATACTTCTTACGTTCTGACATAATTCTAGCTTGAATTATGTTATCTAATTGTTCTTGTGTGAACAATTTTTGTTCTGCTTTTATTTCTTCTTTTGGTTGTTCTTTTACTTCAACAGGTGCTGAAGTTTCTTGTTTTTTTTCTTCTGACATTTTTACTCCTATATTATTAGTTCACCGCTACTATCATACCAATCAGGATTGACGTAACTCCATTGATGACGACAATTATAACCACCTCTAACTACAAGTGGGTCTCCAGCTTTTTTACCTGACCAACTTCTTGATGACCATATTCGTCTAATTTCATCAATCGTAAAAAGACCATCTCGTCTCTTAGATTTTATTACACCATTTACAATATTTCTGCAAATCTGTCGTGTTGTGGGTATTACATCTCCATAGTATTTGACAAATGTAAGACCAGCATCTTTTGACTTATTAAAGTTCAAAGTAGCATCAAAATCACGTAAAGAGTCGTTTAATATCTGACCAGCATATCTTTTCATGTTTTCACCAGCACGATCTCTAGCAAATTTAGTTTGTAATGTTTGAACTGCTTTATCAACTCTTGATTGCATAGACTTTTTGTTTTTATTATTATTTATAAATTTTACTAAACGATTCGCCTCTGCATCATCTGAACTAGCATAAATACCATTAACAGTTTGTCGTAGTTCTTTTTCTAAAACTGTAAATTCAGAACCAACTAAAGTATTCTGATAAACTTTTTCTGATAATCTTCTTGTAAAAGTATTTGATACGTCTTTGAATTGTGTGTAATATTGTTGTTTTAAATTTTGCACTAAAGCTAAATCTCCCTTAGTCAATTCTTGAAACTCGACAGGTATATTACCAATTCTTTTAAAAGCTTTCTCTATTCTTTTAGCTTGTTTGTTAAATCCCTCTCTAACTACTTGATCTGCAAAAGGTAAATATTCTGCATCAATAATTTGTTTTATTTTAGGTCTTATGGCTATTGCCGCTTGTAATTCTATTAGCTTACCATCTTGTGTCGGTAAATCTCTATTAGCTAATGATACTACTTCT